ATACAAGATGGTTTGTTGCAAGGAACGAGTTAAAAGATTTAACTGATTCTGTAATGGTAACATTTGCAAAAGTTTGTCGTGAATACGGAATAACAGATTATAAATTTAATGCAGTAAAAAACTTTATTAGATTTGGTAATGGTAGCGAAATAAACTTAATAGAAGTTAAATACAAGCCAAGTGATCCAATGTATGAAGATGTGGGTTCTACTGAATATACAGGTGGTTGGTTTGAAGAAATTGGAGAGATAAACAAAAAAGCAGTTTCAGTTTTACAAACAAGGGTTGGAAGGCACTTAAATAGAAAGTTTGGATTAAAAGGTATTGTGTTTTTAACTTGTAACCCTAAAAAGAATTGGGCAAAGACCGATTTTTATGACAAACATATAAACGGTTCGCTTTATGAAGATAATAAAAACCCAAAAAAACTAACAAGAATATATTTAAACTGTTTAGTTACAGAAAATCCTTTTATTGAACAAGAATATATTGATTCACTTGAAAAACAAGCAAGTAATGATAAATCAATGTATGAAAGATTATTTAAAGGTAATTGGGATTATGAAGATAACCCTTACCAATTAGCAGAGCAAGAAATGATTGATAATATATTTGACAATGACCACGTTGAATATGGTAAAGGATATATTACAGCAGATGTTGCTCGTTTTGGTAGTGATAAAGCAAGAATTGGATATTGGAGAGGTTGGAACTTGGTTGAAGTTATTAGTTTAGATATATCAAAAACAACAGATGTAGAATTAGCTATTAAAACCTTTAGACATAAATATAAAATTCCTACCACAAGAGTAATTATTGATGCTGATGGAGTTGGTGGTGGTGTTGTGGATGGAACTGGTGGTAAAGGATTTAAAAATAATGCAAAACCTATAAAAATAAATAGAGATACACCTAATTACAAAAACTTACAAGTACAATGCTTGTATATGTTAGCAGATAAAATTAATGATGGTGGTTTAAATATTTGTGCTGATTTAACAAGTGATGAAAAGGAAGAAATAAAAGCTGAACTTGCACAAATACAATCAAAAGGAGACCAAGACCCAGAAAGAAAACTTGATTGTAAAAGTAAAGGAGATATAAAACAAGATATAGGTCGTTCACCAGACTGGCGAGATATGATATTTATGAGAGTATGGTTTGACCTAAAAAAAGAGAAGAGAATATTAACCTCTACATGGAGTTAATATTTATTACATCTTGTTTAATTTTAAACATTTTGTTTTTTTAAATAAAATTTATATATATTTGTAACAGAATATTCATTTCAAAGCAATGTCAAAAACGTTTATTGAGGGCAAATACGGAAGTCAGTCTTTAGATAAGGCTCGTCGTCAATACCAACAACTATCATATTTTCTTACATCTGATATACAAGAAGATGTAAGAGTAGATTATTTTGAGAACTTTGTAAAGCATCAATACTACACTAACGATGTGTTTTTAAATTGGGTAAAATCAATTTTCAAGGATAAAAATTTCTTATCATTTGTAAAATACTTTAGAAACCCAAACCCTGCATCTGAATTAATAAATACAAGAGTTAAAGAGCCATTAAGTAGAGTTTTCTTTTCAGAAGATTCTTATTTTAATTATATTATTAATGGTCAAAAAGTAGCTCATCCAGGAGAATTAAATGATGATTTTGAGGAAAGATTGTTTAATGCAATTGTATTTAATTACAATGATGTTATTATACATGATTTATTTGATATAAATAAGCCATATAGAGAATTTGTGTCTATTGATAAAGTTGTTTCAATTAAAATGAAACATAATGAGATACAAAAAATAGCATATTCAGCAAAAATAGATATTGAAGGAGAAGAGATTTTAGGTTACGCTTATGTTGACGATGTAAATTATCAATTTTATTCAAAAGATTGTACGTTATTAAAATCTGAGCCACATGATTTAGGCTCTTGTCCTGCAACATTTGTAGTTAAAGATTGTTTTGACAATGATGAAATTGTTAAAAAATCAATGTTTAGTTATTTAAGAAGTAATTTAGAAGAGTATTCTTTTCTAAAAACTTTGCAAAGAATGGCTAATGCAAATGGTACAATACCAATAACTGTTAAGTTAAATACAGTAGAAAAAAGTGAGACAGGAAAAGAATTTGATGCAATAGATGGTGAACCAATGAGTGTTTCGCAACTTGGTAGTAAGGTTTCAGCAGAAGCAAGAACAACAGCAGGTAATAATTCAGGTAGTGTTATGCAAGCAGGTTCGGAGATTGGCGCACCTGTTGTAGAAAAAGATAATGGTTCAATAGATATGGAAGTTGTAAAAAACTTTGTACATTTCTATTATACACCAGTTGAGGCTTTAGAGTTTTTAAATAAAAGAATAACAGAATTAGAAAATAAAATAATAACATCATCTTTAGGTGATTATTCAGAAGGCAATGAAGCATCAATGACCGAATTGCAAGTTTCTAAAGGTTTTGTTTCAAGAGAAGATAAATTACGTTGGGTATCTAATACATTGTCTTATTCAAGGCAATTAAGTGATTATGTTATGTTGTCTTTGGCTTATGGTAAACAAAATGTGAAAGTAGATATATTCTATGGTTCAGATTTCTTTCAAGAAAGTCAAAGAACACTTTATGAATTATTTGAAATTTCGCCCAATGCAATAGAAAGAAAAAACATACTTATACGTTTATCACAACGTAGAAATATGTTTAATAAAGAAAAATCAGAAAGAGAGGTAATATTATATAAATTATTACCATATTGTGCTGACAAAGATTTTCAATTAGCAATTACACAAAATGCAGTTGATCCAATAATTTTTCAATTTCAAACTAAATTTGATTATTGGATTCAGTTATTTGAAGCAACCTATGGAAGCATAGTTGTATTTTGGGCAACAACAAAAGCTACTGAAAGTGAAAAAATAATATTAATAACAAATCTTATAAAAGATTTAATAGAAGTAAATACTAATTTAAACACTAATAACAATGGCGGGAAAGAAACCGATAATTAAACTAAGAGTTTACAGAGGAGAAGAGTTAAATTACAATGCTGATGGTACAATTAAAAATGAAAACCAATTAGTATCATTAACTCATAATAGTAGAAATTGGGTTTTATTTATGAAAAACCTAAGAAATAATGGATATTGCAAAGTAGAAGTTGAAAAGGCTTTTTCTGATTTAGGCAATAGTCAATATGAAGAAATTAAGGATATTTCTGCATATAATGAAGAGGTGCAAGATGCTTTTAGCAAGTTAAAGCAAGTTAACCTAACACCAGAACAAAAAAGAATTGCAGAGTTAGAGGCTAAATTAGAGGCTTTTATGAAAGCAAGTAAGCCTACACAAGAAAAGATTGTAGAAAAGCAATTAGAAAAGTCTATTGAGGATATTAGAGTAGAATATGAAGAGGTTGTTGGTAAAAAACCACATCACATGGCAAAAGCAGAAACTTTAATAAAAGAAATTCAAGAAAAAAAATAGTATAAATTAAAACATAAAAAGAATTATGGGATTTACAGAAGAATTTATCCAAGAATTAGGATTACAAGAAGAACAAGTACAAAAAATTACATCATATTATGATAGTAATGTTATACCAGAACTTAAAAAAGATTGGGATGGTAAAGCAAACGAAAATGCAGAGGGCATTTTAAGTGGTGCATCTAAATATGCATCTGAAAAATTCGGAATTGAATTAGAAAGAGAAAAGGGTGAGAAGTTTGGTGATTATTTAGCAAGAATTTCAGAAACAGCTTTACAGTCAAAGACCGAAATTTTAACACAAAAGGAAAAGGAGTTAGAAGATAAGTTGAAAAACTTTAAAGGTAGTGATGAATTAAAGCAAAAGTATGAAAATGCATTAGCAGACCTTGACACATATAAACAAAAGGTAGCTAAATTAGAGCCTTTAGAGGGATTAGATGAAAAGTATAGAGAAGCAACACAAAAACTAACAGGTTTAAAAAAAGAAGTTGCTTATAATAGTGTAAAACCTAATTTTCCAGAAACAGTTAACAAGTATGAGGCTGATGCAAAATGGAATGAATGGAAAAGAGGTATTGAAGAAAATTATAACATTGAACTTATTGATGGTAAACCTTATGCTATTGATAAAGAAAATGAACATAAAAAAACTGAGCTATCAAAATTGATGGAACAAGATAATAACATAACCGAATTGTTGAAGGGCAGACAACAAGGTGGTACTGGTGCAAAACCTGCTGATTTATTAGAAGTTGAGGGAATACCGTTTAAAATCCCTGCAAACGCATCTAAAGAACAGATTTCGACACTTGTGAAGGAACACGTATTAAAAGAGTTGGGAACTGTTACACATAAAGATTATTCTAAGAAATTTCAGGAATTATACATAAAAGCAACAAAAAAGTAAATAGCCTAAATTAGCGAAAGACCGCAGAAAGTAAATAATTATTAATTTTAAATCAAAAAAAATGAGTTTTTTAAACGGAACATTATTAAATGATTTGCAGTCAGAACAAGCAACAAACGAAAAACGTTTCTCGGAGCTTGGTGTGATTAATGCGGTTAAAGATTCAACAGCAAGTGCAAATTATATCCCACCAACAGTAAGGGAAAATTTATCAAGTATATCAGGATTAAGAAATGCTGAAATACCTGTAATTAAAGATCAATCAGTTTCAGTAGTAACAACACCTGGTTTTGAATACATACCTTCAAACCTACCTGAATCTGATAAGTATTGGTTTCAACCATACGATGTATTTAGTGGAATGAGACATTATCCTGCTGCTAATGGTAATAACATGATTGATGCTGAATTTCAAAGTAGAGAAGTACTTAAAAACGTACTTTACGAAATGGGAAATACAGTTGAAGGAATTTTATTAAACCAATTAGATGCAAGAAAAACACAAGTTTTAGAATATACTGAACAAGTATCACAAACTTCTGGAGATTATGCATTTGACACTACACCAGATATCTTAAAAGTTAAAAAAGCAGCACAAGATGAAACTATGTTTTATTCTTTAGAGGCTTTAATGGCAGCTAATGAAGTTGGTGGAGATTACAGAATTGTAACAAACAGAGCTGGTTTAGCAAGACAAAAAGCAGAGGCTTTAAAATATGGTGCTGGTAACGACAAAAACTTACAAGCATTAGGTTTCTTTGGAGCTGATAGAATGTACGAAACTGGAAACATTACAACTTCTGCAAAGTTTGATGGTTACTTGTTAAGAGATGGTTCTATGGGTGTTTTTGAAAACTTCCCTTATGACTTTAGACAAGGAGTTGAATTTGCAGGTAAAAAGTGGTCTGTTTCTGATATGGAGTTACCATTCGTTAACATGAGAGCTAACATTTACACTAATAGTCAAGCAACTGATGCTACTTCATTAATTTCAAGTGGTACAGATTCTAACTTAATTATGACGCATTATGAAGAAATGGGTATTTGGGTACGTTTTTACGTAGTTTACAGATACAATTCTGATTTAGCGACAAGAGTAAATGATATTGTTAAAATTCAAGGGCTAACAGCTTAATTATTAATCTTTAAAACATAAGAAAATGGCATTAGAATTTAAAACAGACGCACAAGGTAATAGTAAACTTATCGAAGGTGCATTAATTGAAGAAGTAACAGCAGATGTTACTTTAGGATTAGAAGATAGCGGAACAATCTACTTAGTAGGTACAGACGCATTGACAATAACTTTACCTGCAACTAACAAAGGTTCAAAATTTACTTTTGTTAATTCAGGTGCAGATGGAAACAACTTAATTACAATTTCACCAAACGCAAATGATGCGATTTTTGGTACAATTGCAAACGCTGCTGCTGATTCAGTTGCAAGTGGTGTTGTTGATAAAGACATTGTAAATACAAAAGCAACAGCTAACAAAGGTGACAGAATTACTTTAGTTGGTGATGGTGCTGATGGATGGTACATTGTTGAAGGAGTTGGTATTTGGGCATCAGAAGCATAAAATAGAATAAAATGGTTTTAGGTATAGCAGAAGATTTTACGAGTGAAATAACACTTGATAGTGAATTAAAAAATTTACCAAGTTCAGGAATGTACTTGAATAGTGGTGTTCACCCTTCTATTACGGTAGAAAATTTATTAGAGTTTTTACCTAAAACCGTTTTTACATTTGATGATTGGGATAATAGTAAAGCATACGAAGTATTTACAATAAGCAGAAACCGTAAAGACATAGTTTCGGCAAATGGTAAAATATATCAATCAATAAAAGCAGGAACTAATAACGCTGTATCAGATACAGAGTATTGGTTAGAAACAAACATAGAATCTTTAAGGCTAAAAGTTTTTTTAGAAAAAGTAAAAGACAGAGTTTATTCAGATTTAGGGCTTACAAAAAGATTGATTAATAACCAATATATTTACGAAAGTAGCGATACAACGGAAGTTCAATTAACAAATGATTATGCAGGCTGGGTTTTAGAAGCAAAAGGATCTGATTACGTTAGTATAAAAGTTAATGAAATATCAATACAGAAAAGTGGAACAACACCTATTAATTTATATGTAGTTAATCAAGGAACACTCCTTGATACAATTACTATAACACCTAACAACGGAGAATTAAATTTTAAACCTGTTGACTTGGTTTTAAGAGGTAAGGGAGACTTTAAATTAGTTATTGATAGTACAACAGTTTATAGAGGGATTTCAACGGTAAACCCTTTTAAATTTGATGGATTTTTAGCATATACTACTAATGGAACAGGTGATGCTCCTCAAACTGCTAAATATACTTATAACACATTCGGAAACGGTATCGGATTAAATGTAAGTACGTATTTAGATGCAACTCAATACATAGAAAATAATTTAAGTGGTTTTGGTAATTATGTCAGAGCAGTTTTTGAATTAATGGTCTTTGAAATGTTCTTACACAACTCAAATAGCAGAAGCAATAGAGTACAAAGAATACAAATGGATGATAAAATTTTAATAGCTGAATTGAAAGACATGAATAATGAGACGATAGTAAGAAAATATCATAGAGAGAAGAAAAAAGCCCTTGATGATATACAAAAAACTTTTGACACTCAATTAAAACCAAAACAAGGACTAACAATTACAACAAGCTCTATATAATGGCAAACAATCTTCTTAATAATCCATTAGGTATTGATGAAAGCATACAAGATATTCAAAAAGACTTGTATGCTGATTTAGGCACTTTATGGCAAGGAGAAATTGAAGGTTATGGTAAAGTTTACAGAAATCCTGTTAATACAGGTGTAGATACACCAGAAGCCTATGCTACATCAAAAATAATAACTCCAGAGTGGTATAATGCTGCAAAAGATGATTATGAGAGTGTTTATTTTGACGACAATAAAGCGTGTGTATTTTGTTTCTTGATTGATGATGAAGATAGTTCAGAAGATGAATATGTATTTTCTAACAATCTAAAAGTTGTATTCATGGGTGATTTAGATAAAATTTATCCAGGAGTATCTCAAAGACAAGATTCCAAAATGCAAGTTGAGGCAGTACAAGTATTGAGGGATATATCATATAAAAGATATGAGGTTTTAGGTATTGAAAGAAGGGTTGAATCTATATTTAGAGAATTTTCATCAAAGGAAATTAAATTTGATAATATGGATAAAAGGCACGTTTTTGCAGTAAGACTAAAACTAAATTATACTATTAACGATAAATGCAATTAATATGGCAGATCAAGAAAAGGTTAAAGATGTTGAGGTTAAAAAACCAAAAATATCAAAACCAACAATAAAAAAGCCGAAGGTAATAAAACCAAAATACGATACTAAAAAATATCCTTTAATAGTTGATGTACCAATAGGCGATAAGATAGTTAAAAAAGGCACTTTATACCCTTTAACAAAGGAAGGTGCTAAATATTTTAAATCAAAATTTTATATTAAATAATTATGGCAACAATAGCACAAATAGGAAATCTTGTTAATTGTGGGAAAGGTGCAGACTTGGGAACAGGTGATGTGGGTTGTGAAGCAGCTTTAAAAGCTACTACATCAATCTGGTTTACTAAAAGAGGTTTTGTGTTCGATAAGACACAAGATTTTTCACAAGAATACATTGCACAATTACAAGCAGAACGTAAATTAATAATTCTTAACGGAATTAAAGAATTTACAACAAATCCAGAAGAAAACGTAACAGAAACAGATCCAGATGGAACAATTAGCGTAACACGTAAAGGTTTATACTCTTTTAACGCAATGTTTAAGAAAGGTTTTAACTACCAATCAGCATTAGCATCATTAGATAGTTTTGGTCTTTATGACACTACTTTTGTAGATACAGATGGTAATGTTTTAGGAACTACATCAAGTAATGGTTCTTTAAAAGGTATGACTACTGGAATGATACAAGCAGACCCAATTAACTTTGCAACATTTAGTACAAGAATGTCGCAAGGACTTACTTTTCAGTTTTTAGATAGAGATGAAGTTGATACTGACTATTTCTTTATTTCACAAAAGGAATTAGATTGGAAACCACAAAAGCAAGAGGGTGTAAACGAAGTTGTATTAGAATTTACAGCAGTTCCTGCAAATTTAGGAACAACTATTACTGTAAAAGCTAAATTAAGACAAGGTGGTGGTGTGTTTACTGGTATTGACTACCAAGACTTTTTATTAAAAGTTGATGGAGTTACAGCAAACCCAACAGCAGGTGATGATTCTGCAACAGCAGGAACATACGTATTAACAGTTGGTGCATTATCTACTAATGAAGTATTAGCGATTTCGCTATATGACAACACAAATAGTAGAGAGGGTATTACAGTTGATGGTGATATTTATAAATCTAACACAGCTACAACAGTAGTAGTAGCATAAAAGAAAGGAGAATAGTTTTATCTAATTAAAGCTCTTGATTAATTTCAAGGGCTTTTTTTGTATATTTGAAACATGAGTACAGTTATAAAACCTTTTATTATTAGACTTGATGAAATAGAAAAAAGAATACCAAGATATTTAAACAGAATAGTCCTTGAAAATGCAGAAGTTATACTTTCTATAATAAA